TTACACTACTGTCAGGCCCTGTAGGCCCAGTTGCGCCAGTTGGGCCCTCCTCGCCTTGCGGTCCTGATGCTGCTACTACAAGTGTGTGTCGGGGGTATCGCCCAGCTGCGACTTTGTTGACTTCATAATCTGACATTACCTAGTAACCTCTGACCTGACGGCAAAGTTACCTTGAAGGATTTTATAGACAAACAAATCTGCCGAGGGTGCCACTAGCTCTAGATCGTATGTATAAAGACCTTCCTTTACTGTAACCATTACATCATCGGAGATGTATATAGAAATGCTGCCGTCTGTCTCTCCTAGCTCTATTCCATCATTTTCTGTGGTCAGGTTCAACAGCACTACAGGGCTGTTCGTAGATGCTCTAACTTGCATTCTTGCAGTGTATCCTCGAAACTTGACTGGTTTGTTTGCAGGGTCTTTATAGTAGACCACGCGCGAAAAAGTTGAGCCTTGATCGGCTATAATATTGTAGAGACCTGCGGGTGAGCTCAATTAGACTCTTTTCAGCGGGATGATTAGCAGAGTTATCTCAATTGTACCGCAGATAGTGAATCACTACACGAGAAGCTATACTGGACACATGAGTAATGTTCTAGAAGGTACGGAGTCAGACACTCTGGAGGCAGAAGAGTCAACTCCTAAATTCGCTCACTATGCTGAAGCAGCCTCTGTGACCGAAGGGTATATCATGGGCAGACCTGTGATGGCAATATGTGGGAAGCTATTTGTACCATCTAGAGATCCAAATAAGTTCCCTATCTGCCCGATTTGCAAAAACATTGCGGAAGCACTATTCTTAGATATATAATAAAAATCAACCACTAGATATTGACTTATACTGGTTATCCAACCGGTCCTGGCGTCTGCATTTTTGCAACAAAAAGCGCCAGGATTTGTCATCTCTTGCCATCTGAAAGGTATCAAACATGGTTACTGTATACACACTGCCTTCATGCGTCCAATGCGACAGCACCAAGAGAGTTTTGACTAGGAACGGCATTGAGTTTGAGACAATAGACCTCAGCCAAGATGAGTCCGCCATGGCGCTCGTAAAAGAGCTTGGCTACAGTGCTGCACCTATTGTTGTTGTAGGTGACGACCACTGGAGTGGTTTCCGGATGGATAAAATTTCTGCACTTGTGTAATTATGTACGACATAGTATATTTTTCTAACGTATCTAATAATACGCACAGGTTTATGGAAAAGTTAGGCCTCCCAGCTCAGCGGATACCAGTCCGATGGGATGGTGAAGAGCCTTTTATGGCTTACGGAGAGTACGTTTTGTTTCTCCCCACTTATGGTGGCGGAAATGACGAGCACACTGTGCCAAAACAGGTCAAGAGTTTTTTGAACATCAAGACTAATAGAGACTTGCTTCGCGGTGTTGTCGGACTCGGCAATACTAATTTTGGTGACCACTTTTGCGGTGCAGCCGAGATGATTTCAGCAAAAACTGGTGTACCTTTGCTGTATCGCGTAGAAATAATGGGTACACCGTACGACGTAGAACAAGTAAACGAGAGGTTAAAACAACTGTGGATAACTACAGCTATCACGAATTAAATGCAATGCTCAACCTGTACGGCCCCGATGGGGAGATTCAGTTTGACAAAGACAAGGCAGCAGCTCGCGCTTACTTCCTGGACAACATCAACCAGAACACCGTGTTCTTCCATTCGCTGGAGGAGAAGCTCGACTACTTAGTTGAGAATGACTACTATGACCTTGGACTCTTAGATAAGTACTCAAAAGAAGAAGTAAAGGACCTGTTTAAGCAGGCATACGCCTACAAATTCCGTTTTGAATCGTTCCTCGGTGCCTACAAGTTCTACACTCAGTATGCGCTGAAAACCTTTGACGGCGAACGCTACCTAGAGCGCTTCGAAGACCGCGTTGTAATGAACGCCCTTATGCTAGGGCAAGGCGATGCCGAGCTAGCTAAAGATTTGATCGAGGAAATTATCTCTGGGCGCTTCCAGCCAGCAACTCCCACTTTTTTAAACGCAGGCAAAGCCCAGCGTGGAGAGTACGTTTCTTGCTTCCTATTGCGCATCGAAGACAACATGGAGTCTATTGCTCGTGCCGTTAACTCCTCTTTGCAGCTATCAAAGCGTGGCGGTGGTGTTGCCCTAAACCTCTCTAACCTCCGGGAGCAGGGGGCTCCAATCAAGAAGATCCAAAATCAGTCTTCTGGAATTATCCCAGTGATGAAGATGCTTGAAGATGCATTCTCGTATGCAAACCAGCTCGGTGCTCGTCAGGGCGCTGGTGCGGTCTACCTAAACGCTCATCACCCAGATATTATGAGGTTCCTAGACACCAAGAAGGAAAACGCCGATGAGAAGACTCGCATTAAGACTCTATCGATCGGTGTGGTTATTCCAGACATCACGCTTGAACTAGCTAAAAATGGCGATGATATGTACCTATTCTCACCTTATGACGTTGAGCGCATCTACGGAGTGCCGTTTGGGGATATCTCAGTAACTGAGAAGTATCAAGAAATGGTAGACAATGCGGAGATCAAGAAAACTAAGATCTCAGCTCGTGAATTATTTCAGCGTATCGCAGAGCTTCAGTTTGAGTCTGGATACCCATACATCATGTATGAAGACACCGTAAATGATGCCAACCCTGTAGAGGGCCGCATCAATATGTCTAACCTCTGCTCTGAGATTCTGCAGGTGAACACACCTACTACCTATAACAATGACTTGAGTTACGACCAGATTGGTAAGGATATTTCTTGCAACCTGGGCTCTCTAAACATTGCTAAGGCAATGATGTCACCTGACTTCGAGAAGACCGTTAGAACCGCCATCAAGGCCCTAACAGCAGTGGCTGACATGAGCTACATTGACTCAGTGATGTCCATTGCCGAAGGTAACAAAAAATCTCGTGCAATTGGACTTGGCCAGATGAACCTTCACGGTTACTTTGGTAAGGAGAGTATGCACTACGGTGATGAGGAGTCAATCGACTTTACTAGCGTCTACTTTATGACCATTCTATACAACGCTCTAAAAGCGTCCAACGAAATGGCCAAAGAGACCAAGGATCCTTTTGATAACTTCGAAAACTCTAGCTATGCAAGTGGTGAGTTCTTTAGCAAGTACATTGGAGGCGACTGGGGCCCTAAAACTGACAAGGTTAAAGGAATCTTCGACACTGCTGGAATTAAGATTCCAGGAGACTTTGAGTGGACTGAACTCCGCGCTTCGGTAATGGAGCACGGTATCTACAACCAGAACCTTCAGGCTGTTCCACCAACCGGATCGATTTCCTACATCAACAACTCAACAAGCTCGATTCACCCGATTGCGGCAAAGATTGAAATCCGTAAGGAAGGAAAGCTTGGACGTGTCTACTATCCAGCTCCGTTCCTGACTAACGATAACATGGAGTACTTCACTGACGCCTACGAGATTGGTCCTGAAAAGGTTATCGATGTCTACGCAGCAGCGACTGCCCACGTTGATCAAGGGCTGTCACTAACATTGTTCTTCAAAGACACCGCAACTACTAGGGATGTCAACAGAGCTCAGATTTACGCATGGAAAAAAGGCATCAAAACTATTTACTATATCCGCATCCGCCAAATGGCCCTCGACGGTACTGACGTCGAAGGCTGTGTCAGCTGCATGCTCTAACAGAGAAAGAAAACACTATGAAAACTAAACTAGTCACTAGGCCAATCAACTGGAATAAGGTTGAAGATGTCATTGATCTGGACGTCTGGAACAGGCTTACCCAGAACTTCTGGCTGCCTGAAAAGATAGCTATCTCAAATGACATCCAGTCATGGGGCACGCTAACTCCAGAAGAAAAACAATTAACCATGAGAGTGTTCACTGGTCTAACCATGCTTGACACTATTCAGGGAACTATCGGCTCGATGAGCATTATGCCGGACGCCAGAACTCAGCACGAGGAGGCGGTTATCACCAACATTGCTTTTATGGAGTCAGTACACGCCAAGAGCTACTCGAGCGTATTTTCAACGTTGTGCTCGACTGCGGACATTGACGATGCCTTCCGCTGGTCAGAGGATAACCCCTATCTTCAGAAAAAGGCAGATATCATCCTTGGTTACTACAACGGTGATGACCCGCTAAAGCGCAAGGTAGCTTCCACTCTGCTGGAGAGCTTCTTGTTCTACTCTGGTTTCTACTTGCCGATGTACTGGTCCTCCAGAGCAAAGCTAACCAACACCGCAGACCTAATTCGCCTAATCATTCGCGATGAGGCTGTACACGGCTACTACATTGGCTACAAGTATCAGCTTGGGCTAGCAGAGCAATCTGCCGAGCGTCAGGAAGAGCTAAAGGCCTACACTTACGATCTTCTCATGGAACTGTATGAGAACGAGATTAAGTACACTGCAGACCTGTATGACTCCAAAGGACTAACCGAGGATGTCAAGAAGTTCTTGCACTACAACGCAAACAAGGCCCTTATGAACTTGGGCTACGAAGCGTTGTTTCCTAAGGAAGTCTGTGATGTAAATCCAGCTATCCTCTCAGCTCTTAGCCCAAACGCTAACGAAAACCACGACTTCTTCTCTGGCTCGGGTTCTTCCTACGTGATTGCTAAGAATGAGGCTACAGAAGACAGCGACTGGGACTTCTAAGGAGGCGAAAATGGGTTGCGACTGCGAAGGCTGCGGATGCGGTACAAGTAAGTAAAAAGATAGGCCACCCTCCGGGGTGGCTTTTCTTTTGTATACTGTACCCATGCCTACTTATTCCTATACCTGTGAGAATGGACACGAGTATGAGGAAGTCCGTGGGATTTCTGAAGATCAGCAAGTTTTCACTTGCGTTACCCCCCTGTGTGGCACTAGACTAAAGCGTAAGTTCACTGCTCCGACGATCACTTTTAGCGGGCCAGGATTCAACACAACGCGAGGATAACCGCCATGGGAGACAGACCCTACTTAAGAGTAGATGTGCCAAAATTTATTAGAGAGGGAGCTGCCTCTTGTGCGTCTAAATCCGTAGATCCAGAGCTTTTTTTTCCAATTGAACTTGAAGACACGACTGGTAAGATTACATCAAGCTATAAAGACTTACAGGAAGCTAAGAAAATATGCAGTTCTTGTCCCTTAAGTTTAAAATGCCTAGAATATGCAATAACTAGCTACGACCTCGGCGTCTGGGGCGGAACCACGGACCAGCAACGAACTAATATTAGGCGTAAATCAACGAAAATAAAGCTTCGAATACACCTTAAGCGGTAGATGATAGAATAGAAATTACCTGGGAGAGGCATGTATACATCTATACATGTAACCTATCCAAGGGAGTTAACAATGAAAATTTTTTCAGAAGTATTTCGTAGAACCGCAGCTTTAATTATTCTTCGTGTAAGCGGGACTTTTGCTGGAGGATCTATTGCTGGAATCGAACTCTGGCAGTCAGCTGCAATGGCAGCATTTATCGGTCTCATGGATGTAGCAGAGAGTCTATCTCGTGCGTACATGATTGATGGAATTCTTGACATGGACGAAATTAACTTTGCTTTTGGCGGTCAACAGTCTGAAGATGTGGATCCATACCTAGCAAAATAAAACTAATAGATAAAAATAACAGCTTCTACTGGACAAATACTTCGGTAGGGGCTATTATTTTGTCATGGATACTTTTGAAATTTGGTTAGAACACGGAATTAAGATGGGCTGGTGTGGTCCTGCTGTATGCGACACTCATGACGGGACCCCCATGTCAGAAACAGAAATGGAAGAATTTGAAGACGGCGGTGACCCCTGCCTCCACGTAATTCGGCTCTATGAGGACACTGACCAAAAGAAATCTATTGAGGAGATTCACTCGCCTTCTGTCTGGCGAGCAACTAACCGTGGAATAGATGTATAATTAGTAACAACAACCCTCTCTAACTCAACGGGCAGAGTGGTTGACCGTTTACGGTTAACTGGTTCGTGGTTCGAATCCACGGAGAGGGACGGCAAAGGGTTACACCAAAACCATATAACTAAATATCTAGGGGGTGCGTAGATTCGACAGCGCTCTAGAAATCAATGAAGCAAGCAGAGAATCCTGTACCTCTTGAATCGGGAAAAAGAATAACTGCAAACTCACGTTCTGCATTCGCACTAGCTGCTTAATAGCGCTTAGTGCACCACGGGTAGCATTAGTCCTAAATGGGCGCCCCTGGATTTAAATAAATAGGACACGCAATAAGGTGGCGACCTTAACCGCAACCCGCAGTACCGTGGCTGGTAGAGCCTAAGCTTGTAGAAGACTGGTTTTGAAAGTTCTGGACGCGGGGGGCAGCTCCCCGCCACCTCCACTGTGTTGTAACAACTTCCACTATGATAGTAGTATGTTTAATGAACTACACCATGGAATATGGGAGTTTGAGAACGCACTGAGCCCCGAAGACTGTGAAACACTTCTAGCTTCTATGGACTCCTGCGAAGAAAAATTCTGGTTCTGGGACAACGCTGACTCCAACTGGTACGGAAAAACGGTACAAAAAAACTTGTTGGGCGCGGTTGTTTCAAATATAATCACGTCTCTTCACTCTAAAATAAATTTTATGTTTGAAGGACATGACAAAATTATTGGATTTGATGGTGTTCAGAGATATCGTGAAGGAGAAGGGCTAGGAAAGCACAGGGATAATGCCGATGAGGCAGACTCTAACAACATTTATGGGGTTGTAATCTACCTCAACGATAACTTTAGTGGCGGAAATATTTATTATGACTCAGATGATGTATCCAATATAGAAGTTTTCTCTATAAAACCTAAATCCTTATCTCTCGTAGTCCATAGATCTGATATAAGCCATGGCGTTAGGCCAGTAATCTCTGGAACCAGGTACGTAATTACAGGTTTTGTAAGATCAAGTAGCACTACAGTAATTAAAGAGGAGTTATTAAATGTTAGCTGAAGAATTTGTAAGGTTTGTATTAGATATAAACAGAGATAAAAAGAACGGGTACTACGTAGAGCTTGGATCTGCTGATCCGGTTGATGGAAGTAACACGTACTCTTTGGAAAAAGATCATGGCTGGAAGGGTGTCAGTTTTGACCTGGATACAGTACAAAGTAAAAAGTTTAATGATTTTAGAGATAATCCATGCATTTGCGAAGATGCTACTAAATTTGATTACAGAAAGTATTTTCAGGAGAACAAATTTCCAGAGAGAATTGACTACCTGCAAGTAGATATTGACAGCGGGTACCTCCCCACTGGGAGGCCTATCGGTAATCCTGCTCAGTCGCTGCTTGGGTTAATTGCTCTGCCGCTAAACGTGTATAGATTTAATGTAATTACCTTCGAGCATGACGCCTCAAACTATTATAAGCTCTCCTCCGTAAGAGATGCTCAGAGAGAGATACTTGACTCCCTTGGGTACTCACTAGTTAAGCGTTGGGGGTACGAAGACTGGTGGATTGATCCGGAAATTATGGACTTTCAGGAATATAAGCACTTTCTCAGGATGGAAGCTCCTTAAGAGTTAATAAAGTCTAACCACTCGCTGTTGTCGCTAGGGGAGTCTTTGGGGTAATTTCTAAAGAATATTATGACATTGACTCTGCTACCTGAAAGAACTTTTCTAACTCCATGAAGATTCTCAGCGTTCCCTCGGAACATTATTAGATCTCCTGCTTCTAACCTAACCTCTTTGTTGTGGTGGGGAAAGAATAACTCACCGCCTGTGTACTCGCTATTTAACATCAAGATTGCCGAATAGTGTTCTTCTATGTCAGGCTTGCCTGGGTAGTCATCCCCGTCGTCGTCGTGGGGTTCATTTATTGCACCTGTATACATGGTATTTCCAAAAAAACGCTTTAACTCAAAAGTGTTGTACTTAAAGTCGTAGTTTTCTGTAAACACGGAATTGCAAATAACAGCTGCTCTTCTTAGTAAATCTATCTTTCTTGTGCCACCTTTATAGAAATCTTGTATGTAGAAACCTGAGTGCCTATAGCCCTCTCTTTGATCAGCTTCTGAATTATCACTGATATAAGTTGTCAGGTACTCGCACTCTTCTAGAGTAAGTACATTTTTTTGAAGGTAGTATAGCTCAGGCATATGCAAAGTCTACACTACTAAAATATAGTGCATTACTGTCAGTAGTGTGCTAGCATTTAGACATGAGAAGAAAACTGATTGCATTCCCGGCTTTAATTATTGCCTCTATGGCATTTATATTTGCCGCACAAGTTACTCCCGCTGGTCCTGTGGAGCAGACTATTTTTAAAACTATGGGTGTGCAGAGTGGGCCCACTTGGGGCCTAGATCGCATAGACGGCCTTATGGATGGCCAGTACTCTTACGGAGGAACCGGGGCCGGTGTACGTATATACATTGTAGATACCGGAGTGGACTCGACGCACCCGGACCTACGTGGACGCGTAATTGATGGATTTGACGCATTCGGAGATAACCTAGATCAAGTTGATTGTCAGGGTCATGGGACCCATGTTGCAGCCGTTGCAGCTGGAACTTATTTTGGCGTAGCTAAATCTGCAACCATTGTGCCAGTAAGAGTCTTAGATTGCGCCGGAGTGGGCAGCACAGATTCTCTTCGAGCCGGACTAGCGTGGATAATCAACAATCACCCCGTTGGAACTGCGGGTGTAGTTAACATGAGCCTCGGTGGTGCCAAGGATGATATTGTAAATGCGATAACTGAATCAGTTATTAAAGTAGGGCTGACCGTAGTAAGTGCTGCCGGAAATTCTGCTGCTAATGCGTGCAACTACTCCCCTGCTTCTGCTGCTGGGGTACTTGCAGTTGGTGCTATAGACATGAACGACAATAGGGCATCTTTCTCCAACTATGGATCTTGTGTAGACGTATATGCCCCCGGTGTGCGAATCAATTCTGCTAATACTTTTAACTACAACATGGCCAAGGCCAGAAGCGGGACTTCTCAGGCTTCTCCTTTTCTAGCGGGAGCTATGGCAGCAGCTATGTCGGCAGGAGTGTTCTCTACCCCTTCTGCATCTAACGGGATCCTACAGGTAATACAGCCAACACTAGAACCCGAACCTGTTGCACCAGAAGTCCCTACAGAGGAGCCTGAACCCGAAACACCAGTACAAAGTAGCCCTGCTCTTGCAGAGCCTGAACTAGCAGCTGAGCCTCCAGTGGGTCTCTCGCCTAGCCCCGAACCAGAACCAACTCCTACACCAGAACCAGAACCAGAACCAGAACCAGAACCAGAACCAGAACCAGAACCAGAACCAGAACCAGAACCAGAACCAGAACCAGAACCCCTAGAGTTTCCAGTTATGGTAACCCAAGAGGGTCCTGGCTCGTACTTTGCTACTCTGGAGTGGGAGCCGTTAGACGAAGCCAGTAGCTACAGAATCTACAAAACTGGATCTATTAGACCAAGTTGGCGTCTATTCTGGGTCACGGGAATACAGAACACAAGCAGAACTGTCTCGGACAAACCAGGAGCAATAGCCGTCTATCGAGTCATGGCCTTAGTGGGTTCAAGAGAGATAGAAGTGGGTTCTTTTGAGTATTACCCTGCACCTTAAAGTACTTAATATAGCATACTGAACACCGCTATTTTGCTGGTTAATGTACAAAAGGTAGTGTACATAAATGCCATACAACCTTAGACCTAAGTTTGTACGAAATAGAGGGGGCCCCCCGATTAAGACTTTCACTCTGCCTTATACTGAACATATGGAAAATAAAAAAATTAACTTAATACCTGAAGAGCGAGACCTAGCAGATTCGCTAGCCCGGATTGCTAACAAGTACGGGAAACTCAATGCGGATGACACTGGCATATGGGCTGGGTACACCCCCGCCGAAGAAAACTATGAACTTGCACTCATAAATGTTAAGTGTGGAAGTTGCGTCTTTTTTCAAGGGCCAGGCAACTGCCAAGTTGTAGAAGCTGAGATAGAAGAAGGCGGCTTATGTCGACTTGCCATCATTCCAGACGGTGTAGTGACTGCGGCAGCTGGGTCAAAGCCCGCTCCAAAGAAGGACCAAATAAAAGGCTCTAGCAAGAACAAGGCGGGGTCTGCTTCTTCGGGTAAGAGCGTAAACTTTTCCGCAGCCATTACTAAGTCCCTTGAGACAAAAGTAAAAGAGCATAACGAGAAAGCCGCCAACGGTCGTAAGGTGACTTTGGCTAAGCTAAAAGCTGTGTATAGACGAGGTGCTGGTGCCTTCTCCGGTTCTTACCGTCCTGGTCAGAATAGAAACTCCTGGGCGATGGCTCGCGTTAACGCGTTCTTGCTGTTGGTTAGAACAGGTAAGCCAAAGAACGCCAAGTACACTACGGACAATGATCTTTTACCAAGAATGCACCCGCGCAGTACTGCTTCGGTTTCTGCTTCCCCATTGCTGGCATCTCTCATGCTGAGCTATGACGTAGTGGATCAAGAAGATTACCCTGACGACCTGCTAGAACCCTGGCTCTCCTAATAGTTGTTTTTCTGGACGCCCCTAAATCTAAGATGTATAATTGAACTGCGTAGATAATCCGAACTGAAGGCGGTAAGAATGTTGAAAATACTAACAAACTCCGAGGAGTGGACGCTCACTGCCCTGGACAGATGTGATTTTGATTGCGCATCCCAAGCTTACGTAAAAGCTGTAGGAAATGCGGGAGAGCTACTATTTTGCTCTCACCACTACAACAAGATCTCGAATGATGCCGAAGCATACGAAGGGCTAATGAAGTTTGCGTATCAGGTGGTTGATGAGCGTGAGCGTCTAACTGAAAACAGGCTACAGGGATCTAACTGATAAGCTTGTACTTATGGACCTACCGTATACAGTAATTAAAAATGCAATCACCGATAAGGAAGCACTGCTGCTTATCGAGTACCTCTATGAAAAACAAGAAGAAGACCCTAGAGAGGGTTATGTATTCAACCCGATTGAGATGATGCATACCTATCTCGATGGGGATATACCGCTTGAAGATGTAGAAGAGTCAGTCTTACCTCTTCTCAGGGTAATAGACATCTGCAGGAACTACTTCTTGGAAAACTTTAAGATGAATAATACATTTAGCTACAAGCGTGGATTCTTAAATGCAATGCAGCACCCAGCGGCACTGGGCGGACACAGTGATGATGATGATCTGTATCAAGGTAGGCGCAAAAACGAAAAACACTACTCTGCCCTACTATTTCTTTCAGATGATTATGAAGGTGGAGAGCTAAACTTTACAGAATTTAAACTCCAACTTACTCCCCGTATAGGTGACTTGGTCCTCTTTGAGGGGCGCCATCACCACGGCGTAAATCAAGTACTTTCTGGTACAAGGGTAAATTATGTTATCTTCTTTAAAGACTATGATCCCGAAGATGAAATAATCATCTCAGAATTTACCCCTGGGGTATACGACGTAGAACACGGAATTGGCACCAATGGATCAAGGGAGTCAATTTAATGGACGCCCCTATTACTAAGGCTATATTATACGCACGCGTATCTACAATGATGCAAGTAGAGGATGGTGTGTCGCTGGATGTGCAAGAGAGAACCCTTGTGCAGGCTAGGGAGATGTACGGATTCTCCGAAGGTGAGTTGGTCCGTGAAGAGGGCCGCTCCGGTAAGAACGTTACCGGCAGGCCCAAACTAATAGACGCCCTTAAGCGGCTAGACCGTGGTGACGCAGACGCCCTTATTGTTACCAGGATAGACAGACTAGCCAGGAGTACAAAGGACTTTCTGGACATAGTTGACAGGGCCAACAAGAATGAGTGGAGGCTGATCCTCCTAGATCTAAACCTGGATACTTCTACGTATCAAGGAAGATTCGTTGTCACAATAATGAGTGCCCTGGCTGAAATGGAGCGTGGCATTATCGCGGAGCGCTCGAAGGATATCCATAAAGACCGCAGAGATAGGGGTATAGTCTGGGGTGAAGATATGGGACCGAAGGTGTTTATCCCACCGCAGGTAAGGGAGCAAGTTTTGATACATAGAAGCAGAGGCATGTCCTACCAAGGGATAGCCGACACATTAAATATCCAGGGGTTAGTTGCTTCTAGAGGTGGAACCTGGTATGGTTCAAGTGTGAAGAATGTACTGGACGCAATCAATAATAAGAAAGAAGATCCTATTAATGACGAATGAGATTATCCCTACCCCATATCCAGGGTTTCAATATATAAAGGACAACCTTTCTGTTTACATAGACAGATTCTTAACCGGTGAGATTATTGCTTTTAGGGGGGCTAACTGCTCAGAATCTGAACAGCAAGAATTGATGACCCTGCTGGGAGACGCTTTAGGGTGGTGGCCAAACTCTTTAGAGAGTGACAATCCCTTCTACTACGAGACCCATCACCGAACGATGAGTGAGGAACGCGCATCAGATAAAAGTTCTATGATGCTTGGATGGCACCTTGAGCATGTCACCAATAAAGATTTGATATATGTCTCTGCACTCTGGTGTATGAACAACTTTAAATGCGACCCCCGGTCTGGTACAACGTTGTTTGTAGATGTAGTCAAAATATTTGACAGCTTACCGGAGGAGGACAGAGTATTTTTAGAAGGAATCATCGTCGAAGCTACTCCTGTCAAGGCGGGAAATGCTGCTGGAAACGACATGGGTAGATACAAGTTCATAGCGCCCCATTGGGTGTTAGGCATAGGAGTACCTCGGCCAATCCTAACCAGATCTCACGACAATAGAGTTGTATCTTTGCATGGAAAAGAGCCATCAGAGGAGGAGTCACACAGATTTGACGTCCTCTGTGATCACATAATTGATCAGGTAATCTCAAACGAAGACATTAGATACGTACATTCCTGGGAAGAGGGCGATATGCTACTTCTAGACATATTCAGGAACGCTCATGCAGTAACTGGTGGATTTAATCAAGGTGATAGGACTCTGACAGGGATATTTGGACTCCTAAGATACCTAGGAGAAGAAGGCGGTAACCAGATTGCTTAAAAAAGGGTCTCGCCCGACTGAGTTGGCTGGACCAATCAAGGATTGGACAGTGTCTACTGAGATTCAAATTAACGGTAGAAAAGTTACCGTCGGTACAGAAATGAAAATAAAAGGTGAGCGTGGAAGATTCAGATTTATGAAGCACGTTATTAATGCTGATGGAGTTGAGTGGATAGACGTTTGGGGAGGACCAAAGAAGTCTGAACACACTAGGAGTTTTAGGCTGGATATGGTACAGAGAGTCCACTATAAGAACACTACTGATCAAGCGTTAGTTCAAGAATATAAAGCTAAGAAAATTGCCATGAAGGCCGAACTAGAAGAAAGTAATGAAGACTAATTTTGAAGTAGACGGCCCTATTAAGATTAGTAAAAACGTTATTAACGCTGAGGATATAAAAACCCTAGTTGAATACACCGACCTACTAGAGTCAACCCATATAGAGAAGTTTTCGATCTACCAAGACGGAAAGAGGTTGGCCCTCCAATTTGGTGAAGATGAGTGCCTCGAGCATAACTCGATAGTGGACTTCTCTTTTATAGAAGAAAGAATAGAACTGATTAGCAAATGCTTTCAGACAGCTATTAAGGAAATTAAAACTGCGTTTAATTTGACAGAAGAACTATACGTTTGCTCTTTTTGGATAGCAAAACAATACCCAGGGGCTACTGTACCCACGCATGAGGACACTGACAATGGGTATAATATGCATTTTCGATACAGTGCTGCGCTTTACCTAAACACAATGACGCATGGAGGTAGCCTACACTTCCCTCAACTGGAATACTCCTACTCCCCACAAGCTGGAGACTTGGTCTCATTTGCCTCTCAGGGGACAGGTCTCCATGAAGTATCAACGATCTACCAAGACAGATACACTCTGCTACTTTGGCTAACGGACTCAGAAGATAAGCAGATCTCCCTGCACAACTAGGTGTAGACTTGGGGAAGATGTACCAACAAAGGAGCTAAATTGTCAGATACCTCAGAGTCACAGACCACCTCAAATAAGGTAAGGACCTTTGTTTTAGACACATCCGTTCTCCTCTCTGACCCTAAGGCAATCTTTCGCTTTGCGGAACACGAAGTTGTTCTACCAATCGTGGTCATCAATGAGCTTGAGAAAAAGCGAAACGATGGCGAGATAGGCTACCTCTCACGTAAAGCGCTCCGATTATTAGATGACCTTCGCGACGAGCACGAGCGCCTAGACTTTCCTATCCCGGTTGGGGACGGCGGAACCTTAAGAGTCGAGCTCGGAAACATTGAGCCAGGCATCCTGCCAACTGGTTTTCAGCTGGGAGACAATGACTCTCGTATCTTGGCCGTAGCGGCGAATCTTAAGAGCGTAGGGTATGACGTAACCTTAGTCTCCAAAGATCTTCCGATGCGAGTAAAAGCTGCATCAATTGGACTAAATGCTGAGCAGTACCTGCACGAGCTTGCCAACGAAGAGTGGCACGGTATCTCAGAGATTGCCGTCTCTGGCGCAGACATAACTAATCTCTACGACAATGGTGAACTAGCACATGAATCCATCAAGGGTATGCCCGTAAATACTGGACTAGTACTATCTTCAGAATCTGGTGGTGCACTAGGTCGAGTCACAGACAGTGGGACCATTCGTCTAGTCAAGGGTGATCGAGAAGTCTTCGGACTACATGGACGCTCTGCTGAGCAGCGACTTGCTATCGATTCGTTGTTGGATCCGGGTATGGGTATCGTCTCGCTCGGTGGAAAAGCCGGAACCGGAAAGAGCGCCTTGGCTCTATGCGCTGGGCTCGAAGCGGTCCTTGAAAGGAAAGAGCACAAGAAGATTATGGTGTTCCGACCATTGCATGCAGTTGGCGGTCAAGAGCTTGGATACCTCCCTGGAACCGAAGCCGAAAAAATGAATCCGTGGGCGCAGGCCGTTTTCGACACGCTTGGATCGCTGGTCTCTAAAGAGGTAATTGAAGAGGTCATAGCTCGTGGCATTCTTGAAGTCCTACCACTAACTCACATTCGCGGGCGCTCACTCCACGACACCTTTGTAATCGTAGATGAAGCTCAGTCGCTAGAGAAGAATGTATTGCTGACTGTTCTATCTCGTATCGGTCAAAAGTCTAGAGTGATCCTGACGCACGACGTAGCTCAGAGGGATAACCTCCGAGTGGGCCGTCATGATGGAGTCGCCTCAGTTGTTGAGAGACTAAAGGGTCAAT